TTAAACTATGAATTCCCTCCGGTACCATTGGTGGAGGTCCTCTGTGGTGTTTAGCTTGGCCGCCAGCGCCTGGCCGCCTTCGACCAGCTCATAATACTTGCGCTTGAACTCTTCGATTGTTAATACCTTGAACTGCCATTCCCCCGGCATGTATCCTTCAGATATGAAAGTAAATCCCTTCTCGGTCTCCTCTTTAATCTTTCCCGGGATCTCATGGCCTCTATTGGTATCAAAATAACGGAGGTTGCCTTTGTGCATGTGTACGTCCAGAGCTATGCCGGTGAAACTTTCCTCATCCGGAAGCTTGTACATATAAACGGCTTGTCTGTCCATGATCTTTTTTACCTCCTCTTTCCTGAAAATAAGCACTTTGCACCGTACTGGCACTGTGCTATTACTGTGCTTTTCCGGTGCATCTCTGGTGCTCTTTTAGTGCTCTGTATTCTGCTATTATACTACATCAGACATCTGATTAATATACCTATTGAAACTCTGGCGCTGGTATTTGACTGCACCTTCTGTAAAGCTGCCGGTTCCTGTATTTACTAAAGTTATTCACCTGAATATAGTTGCTGCCATTTACGCTGTATCGCACGATAAAGTGTCTATCGTGCAGGCTCTGCAGCATTTCATCAACCTGGCTGGCGCTCACATCATCAAATCCCATTATAACCTTCTTGATCTTCCTGGGATTGTCCTCCATGCGTCCCTTGTCATCTACCATGGTCCAGAGGCCTGCAAATAATAATCTGGTTAATGGCGGGAGCTCTCCCATGGCATCATTGTCAAAAATGAGGTTCTTTATATTGCGCATTTGCTCCATCTGCCTTTGAAAAACTGGTGTTATACATGCTTTACTCATACCGTTAGCCTCCTTCTCAAATTTTAAGCCGTTATTTTGATGGTGTCGGCGTCTCCAGTAATTAGTCTTATCAGCTGTGCGCCCGCTCTGATTCCATCGATATAGCCCTGGTCATACACAGAAGTTGTAAGATTGTTGAGTTTGTCTTCTGCCGCTATTTTGCCTACTTTTTCAGCCAGTAATGACAAGATTTCCTCTTTGGCTACCTCGATATCCTCCTGAAGATCAGCTGTAGATATGGCATTGGTATTCTCCTCGGTCTGCAAAAAACATGCTAATTGATAAATGTTCTTTTTCATCCTTCATTCCTCCTCATTTATTATTCGTTCCGGAACGGGCACCATGTCGGGCTGGTCCGTGCATACCTTCCTGGTATATGTTTGCCTACCTTCATGCAATCGTGCCGGCTCCCTCGCTTCCCTTCCGGGGTTATTTTGCAGTACTCACACTTCTTGCAGTGTGGGATTGGTTTCTCCTCCGGCAGTATTAGTTCTGCAGGGAACTCCTGTATTAAATCCCCGCCCCAGACTTTCTCCAGCTCTTTGCTGCTATTCATAAAGACCGGGATTTCGGCGGTTCTGGCTGCAGTGACGATTGTCTCTATCCATTCCCGCTTTGGCTTTACTTTGTCCCGCCTATTTCCGGTCTCGGCTCCGATGATGATCCAGTCCATGAAGTCTATGTCGCTTATGTCTATCTCCTCCAGGAGCGGTTCTATATTGATGAATTGGTTATGCTGCTTCCTGGGGAGGAATACTATCTGATCAAGGTCAGCGCTCCTGGTGACGGTCGTCCCGTACCAGAAATTCCTGGAGCGGGGGAGTAGCCCTATGGAGCTCATTTGTTCGTATCTTTGCGGGTACCTCGTCATGAAAAGGTAATTATGCCATGGTGCTGCTTCACAGGCCCTGAATACTTCCTCTATCCAGGTATCCGGGATCCAAGGTCCGAACAGATCCCCCAAGCTGCAAACGAAAATGTTCGCTGGTTTCTTCTTTTGTGCCGGCATTGGCAGGCGGTACCTGTGCATTATAGGTTCAAATCCCACCGGGTCCGGTATAACCTTGCCTACCTGGTTTTTAAATGGGTTATCCAGGATATAAAGTCCGTTTTCATCCTTCCGGAGCTGGCTGGATCCTTTGTTGATCCTCACGTCTCCGGAGAAGCGCTTTGCCTGTTTCGCTGCGTAGCAGTATGGGCAGCCATGCCGGCAGCCGGTGACCGGGTTCCAGGTGAAGTTACACCACTCGATCTGTGATATGTTCATCATCTGTTTATTCCTCCCTTCCTGGTATTAGTCGGTGATAGGTAAAAGGTAATAGGTAATAGGTAATAGGTTAAAGGTAATAGGCCCGGCTTGTACTGTGCTTTTCTCATACTTGTATGAGACTAATCTGGTGCTTTTTGGAGGTCCTTGATTTTGTTTGGTTTTCAATAGGCGTCGGTATTCTGTCCTTATGTTGCTGCTTTGCGATAGCTGCAGCTTCTTTTCTTATTGTCTCAGCTTCCTCCGGTGTCCT